AGACACTTAGGCCGTGGCAAAAACTCGTAATTCTTAGGGCCTTGGAAATCGACGAATCGGGCCGGTTTGTTTGGCAATCGGTTATCGTTTCCACCCGGCGCCAGTCCGGAAAGTCGACGTTACTTGCGGAATTGTGTTTGTGGCGCACGTTTCAGGGTGAACGATTCGGCGAGGAACAGTTGGTTATGCACACCGGAAAGGATTTGGCGGTGGTTCGCGAGGTCCAGCGCCGGGCCAGATTATGGGCCGAGGAAAACGGGTTTATCGTTCGCAAGTCCCACGGCCAAGAGGAAATCGAAGTTTCGGACGGGTCCCGGTGGATGGTTCGTGGTTGGCAATCGGTCTATGGCTATTCGGTGTCCATGGGGTTAGTCGATGAAGCGTGGGGCGTTAATCCAACAACGGTCGACGATGGTTTAGAAGCGACAATGATTGAACGCGAGTCGGCCCAATTATGGCTAATTTCAACGGCGCACCGAAACGCCACCGAACTAATGTTAAAGCGACGTAAAAACGCGGTTCGCGACCTAAACGACCCGAAAGATTCGTTAATCGTGGAATGGTCGGCGCCTAGAGTGAGCGACCACCACGACGAATCGTCATGGATGGCCGCTAGTCCCCATTGGGACGAAAAGGCCCGGGCGTTTATTGGTTCCAAGGTTGGAACCGATGGATTCGCCGAACAATGGTTAAACGTTTGGCCAAATAACCAAATCGAACAAAGTAATTTCCTAATAGACGGCGACGAATGGCGGGCAAAAGCCGTTCCCGGACTAACGCCCCCACCGGGCGCCCCGGTCGTTGTGGCAATCGAGGACAATTTCGGAACCGGCGCAAGTGCGGCGATGGCGTGGGCCGATGGCGACCGACGTAACGTCACCGGCCAACTATTCCCCCGCGTTGTCGATGCGTGGAAGCATGCCGACGAAATCACCCGCGACCGTCCCGGTTCGGTTGTGTTGTGCGGTATCACGTTAAGGAATGACCCCAACGCGTTATCGTTGTCGGCGCCGGTTATCCCGGTCGGGATGAAAGAAACCCGCGTAGCCCTGCCCCTATTGCGCGAACTTATCGGCGCGGGATTATTGCGCCACGCGAATTCGGTTCAACTAGACGAACAAATTTTAGATTTACCGGTAAGGCAAGCCGCGGCCGGTGGATTATCTATCCATAATCCGGACCATCGCCGAACCGACTTGGTTAGGTGCGCGGGTTGGGCCGTCCAACAAATTCATAAGCAATATGACGACACGCCCGCCATTTACTAAACGACGTTATGGAATTAAAATTGAAACGCCCCAGTTATGCGGGCCGACAGTTTGTCGCGGTACGAATCCGATGGAACCCAACAAATGGGAATTTTGGAACGTGTTTGGGGTAATAACCCGGCCGGACGTTACACCCGCACAAATGGCGACTTAATTTTAAACGCCCCCGATGGGTGGGTAGCCGACCAAGACCGCCCCGTTTGGTGGTTAGGTGTTGACCATGGTTCCCCTATTGGACCGAACGGACCATTCGGCGTCGGGAACGGTTGGGGAACCCAGCGACCCAACGGACAAACCCGCGTCGGAAACGGTGGGGTAACCCTGCCCGCCGTTACTCGCGCAACGTCCCTAATTGTTGACACGTTGTCCGGGTTGCCGTGGCGCATGACACGAAACCGCGAAGTCTTACTAACCCCGGATTGGGTCGACGACCCACAAGCCACCCGGCACGATTCGCGCATACATGGCCAACGCCAAACGTCGCGATTTACTCGCGTTGAATTTTGGTCCCAAGTTGTTACGTCGATGTTGTGGCATGGAAACGGGTTCGTTTGGGTTCCGTTCCGTAATGCAGACGGCACACCTAAAGCGCCCCTATATGTCTTAAACCCTGACTTAGTGGACTACCGGGACGGTTCCTATGTTGTGCAGACCGACGAAAACGAATGGGAAACCGTAGCCGACGGCGAACTAATCCATTTCCGCGGGATGGGACCTTATGACGAAAAAGGTTGGGGCGTTGGTGTCTTAGCCCGCCACGCCTACGACTTAGGTTTGGCCAGCGAGGTTCGCAAGTATGCATCGAACACATTTAGAAGCGGCGTCCCTAACGGTTACTTAAAAGTAAATAACCCGAACATTTCCGAGGAACAAGCGACGTCCCTAAAGTCCAAATGGATGGAAAACCACGGCTCGACCCGCGGTATTGCCGTACTAAACGCGACGACCGAATTTCACCCGCTAACACTTGACCCGGTTTCGATGGAATTGGTATCCATGCAGAAATGGACCCTTACGGATATCGCTAACGCGTTCGGAATTGAAGCGCACATGATAGGCGGCGCGAGTGATTCAAACACCTACGCCAACGTAGAATCCCGAATGATAAATTTCGCCCAATTCACTTTGTTACCGTGGGCGCGGCGCATCGAAGCAACCCTAAACGCCGAAACACCGCGCGGAACTTGGTTGGACATTAACCTAACCGGACTTATTCGGGCAGACACCGGAACCCGTTTCCAAAATTACGCAATCGCCGTCGATAAAGGTTGGTTAACCGTCGAGGAAATCCGCACGTTTGAGAACCTGCCCCCACTACCGCAAGGGAACCCAAATGGATAACGTTAAATTCGATTTAGAACTACGACTAAGCGAGGATGGCGACGGCCGCACCGTTGCCGGACTAGCGGTCCCCTATGAAAAAATTTCCTACCAAGTCCCAAACGCCGCCGGCGAAATGTTTATGCGCGGTTCGTTAAATAAGACCGCTAAAGACTTAATGGGTTCCAAACGGAAACTAAAAATTTTTAAGTCCCACGAACATAACACCGCCCTAGGTTTCGCCACCGTGTTAGACCCATCCCACCCCGACGGCCTATGGGTCGAAATGCGAATAGCAGACACCGACGCCGGTAACGCCGCACTAAAGGAAATCCGCGAGGGTGTATTGGACGAAATTTCCGTAGGTTTCCGCGCTATCCGTGAAACACGAAACGGCGACGGTGTCCGAGAAATTCGCGAAGCCGCGTTAGGTGAAATTTCATTATGTCCACTTGGTGCATATGGCGACCAGGGTTCGCGCGTTTTAGCGATGCGCGAAACGTTCGACCCGTACCGACTACCTAAAGCGCCAACCGTTCCCGGATGGTTGCTTAACTAAATTTCGGCGTGTTGCCTTTTACAAAATCGACAACACGGGAAAAAATTAAAACGATACGCCGGACACCCACGGGCCGCCCACCTATCGCCGACATTTATTCGCATGTCCGCATAGAGAGGAAACCCCAACCGTGGACATTTCAACACTAATCGAAAAGCGTTCCGCCGCGGCCGAACGTGTAGACGAAATTAACGAAACACTAGCGACCGACGGACCAAGCGACGAACTAGCCGCCGAAGCCGAAGCCCTAGTAAGTGAAGTAGAAAACCTAGACGAACGAATTTCAACATTCGTAAAGTCCGCCGAATCACGCGCCAAATTCGATGGCATGGTAGCCGGCCTAACCAAAACAAAGAAAACCGAGGAGATTAAGTCCATGGAGATTCGTTCCATTGGTGAAATGTTCACCGACTCGCAAGAATTCCGCGCATATAGCGGACACGGCACAAGCGCCGCCATTGAATGCGAACTACGCGCGCCCCTATTGTCGACAGACGTAAACGGTAAGTCATTTTATGCACCTAGCCGCGTCGCACTTGCCGAACCGTTCCATTCAACCCCACTATTAAACGCGTTTAACCGTATTCAGGTTTCAACCGGTTTGGTCGAATGGGTTAAGACACCTAGCGCCGCACCGTTGGCCGAAGTTGTAGCCGAAGGCGCGCAAAAGCCAGAAGCAACAGTAACCGCCACCGTTGAGTCCATCGCGTTGCAGACCATCGCGCACTATGTCGAAGCATCCCGCCAGATTCTTGAGGACGCCCCGGCACTACGCGACTACATCAACAACCTTTTAGTTAAGGGCGTTTACGACAAGTTAGAAGCACTTGTAGCAGGTTCATTGGTTGCGGCAAATAGTGGAATCGAAACCGTAGAGGGCGCCGACCTACTAAAGGCAATCCGCAAGGGAATTGGAAGCGTTCAGGGCAACGGATACAACCCGACAACGGTTGCACTTAACCCGGCAGATTGGGCAGACCTAGACGGCGCCGTAATGGGTTCAACCCTAAACGGTCCAGTAGTGCGCCAGAATTTCTGGGGCCTAGATGTTGTCGCCGCCGCAGCCGTACCGGCAGGAATGGCCTACGTTGGCGATTTCCGTTCAGGCGCGACAGTATTTGAGCGCAATAACGCATCGGTTTATATCACCGATTCACACGCGGGCAATTTTACAAAGAATATCTTTACAATCCTCGCGGAAACTCGCGCGGTTGCAAAAATTACCCGTCCGGAAGCAATCGTTATGGTAACCGCAGGTACCGACGCGAAAGCATCCACCAAGTAAATAAGAATTCGGACCCGTTCGCCGTTGTTGAGGGACGGCGGCGAACGGCCCGAACCTTACTTAGGGGTTAAAAATGTTAGTAGACGTTAACGAATTCCGGAACGTGTTAGACCTAGACGCCGATTTAGTTGGCGACGACGAACTAATAACCGTCGCCATGGCCGTCGAATCTGCATTGTTGCCGCTATTAACCGACGAACTACACGACACCCACGCGAATTGCACCGAAGCGGCGCTAGGGATGGCGGTTCAGGTTTGGCAATCGCGCCACGCACCCGGCGGACAAATGACCGGTAGCGACCTAAACCCATTCGTAACGCCGCACCTACTAGGCCCGGGACTAATTAGCCGATTCACCGGCCTATTGGGTCCGTGTCTGCCTTATGGCGGGGCGGTTATCGCATGACCCCACTAGGACAGGCCCGCGAACACGTTAAAGAATTACTAGCCGGAATTGGGGTTAACGTTTACGAAAACGCCCCCGAAGTTGTAACACCGCCGGCCGTAATAATTCACCCGGCGTCGACATGGATTGAGTCCGCAACGTTACAAGTAACCCGCGTCAATTTGGAATTGGAAGCCGTCGCCCAGCCGGCAGGAAAAAACCAAAGCGCGTTGGAACGGTTAGAGGAACTTGTTTGGAAAATTCAAAAAGTATTCCCCTACATCGGCAACGTAGACGCACCAATAACGACCAAATATGGGCAATCCGATTTATTATCCGCGACCGTCCCGGTTTCGGTTCATGTAAACGACAACGAATAAGGAAAACAACATGTCAGTAATAGCAATAAGCGGAAAGCAATTCACCGTAACGGTGGGCGGCAAGGATTATTCCGCACAAGTAACCGGCGGTTCCATCGAAAAGTCGGGTTCGTCCGAAACCATCCAGACACTAGCCGACCAGTTAACCGTTTCAAAGGGCGTCGAAACGAAAGTTTCTTGCGATTTCCTTTACGACGGATTTAGCGGATTTTACGCCGCATTGTGGACCGCCGTTGGTGGTTCCGCGTTGCCGGTAATCATTACAGGCGGCGACGGCAAGTGGACCGGCGACATGGTAGCGACGTCAATTAGTGACGAATTCGCAGCCGATGAGAATTCAACATGTAAGGCCGAATTCGTTGGCGCGTTGGAATTCACACAAGGGACCGAAAGCCTACCTAAGTCCGCCCCGGTTGTTAAGTAATGAAATTAACAATGGCAATCGACCGGGGAAACGGACGCGAAATTGTGTCCACTACCCCGCGTTCGATTATCGAATGGGAACGCAAGACCGGGCGCCGCGTTAGTGATTTCGGCGACGGAATCGGCCTAGAGGATTTCGCGTTAATGGCGTGGGCCGCACTAGGTAAGCCGGGAACCTACGAAACGTTTTTGGACGAATTGCGGGACATTGAACCGGTAGCCGAGGACCCGTCCCAGCCCGTCGCGGAAGCCTGACCCGCCTAGTTGTCGAAATTAGCGCCGCGACCGGAATTAGTTTCGATGACTTAGTGGACCTAGACGGGGACATAATCACGACCTACGCGGAAGTTTTAAGCGACAAAAATTAGAGGAAAGGAAGTCACGTTATGCCGGCACAAGTCCGAATAATGGGCGTCAATTCCACTATGAAAGAGATTCGCGCCATCGACAAAAAGTTGGCATGGCAGACCATTAACGACATTAAGGGCGCCGCGGGTCCGCTTAAAGAAGCGGTTAAAAATAACTTTCCAAGCGCGCCGCCATTGTCAGGAATGAAGCACAACGGCCGCACCGGTTGGCCTAAACGCAATATTTCCGTGACGACAAAATATGGCGGTAAGCGACGCCGCAACCGCACCGAATGGCCGCTAGTTTCGGTCCGCGTTAAATCACCAGCCGGCCAAATTGTCGACATGGCCAACCAAGGCCACACCGCTAGAGGTTCCCGGATGGTTTCCGCGCTAGGTGGTTCCGCGTCGCGCTATGTTTGGCCCGCCGTTCCCGGCGTTATGCCCGGCGTTGTTGTTAACGTGACCGCCGCGGTTGAACGCGCGTCAAACCTAATAAATAAAAGACTATGGATGGTTAAGTAATGGCAATTATTGTTCCGATTATTTCCGAGTTTAACCCCGGCGGCGTTAATGCCGCCATGGCGTCAATTAACAAAATGGAAAAGGGTTTAACCGGCGCCGTTGGCCGCATGGGTTCGACTTTCAAGACCCTTGGAACCGCATTTATTGGAATCGGAATCGCGCAAGGCGTGGCCAACATGTCGCGCGCCGCCGTTGATTACGAAACCGCCATGTTAAAACTACAAGGCGTCACCGGCGCAACAACCGCCGACATGGCTAAAGTAGGCGACGCCGCCAAACGACTTGGTTCGGATTTAAACTTGCCGGGTACTAGCGCGGCAGACGCCGCCGACGGCATGTTGGAACTTGCTAAAGCCGGCCTAACAACCGACGAAGCCATGGCCGCGGCCCGTGGCACGATGCAACTAGCAAAAGTCGCAGGATTAGAAGTAGGCGAAGCCGCAACAATCGCCGCAACATCCCTAAACGCGTTTAAGTTACCGGCGAAAGACGCCGCCCGTGTTACCGACCTATTGGCCGCCGCCGCTAACGCATCGTCGGCGGAAGTTTCCGACATGGCCTTAGCGTTGCAACAATCGTCGGCCGTGTTCGCCGCCAATGGGCAATCGGTAGACGACCTAACGACGTCGATTGCACTAATGGCCAACGCCGGAATAAAAGGTTCGGACGCGGGAACGTCACTTAAAACAATGATGATGAAACTAACCGCCCCAACATCGGACGCCCAAAAAGCGTTCGACGCCCTAGGTTTAGAACTTTACGATTCCGCCGGCAATATGTATCCGATGCGCGATATCATCGCGAAAACCACCGGCGCACTAGAGGGCATGACACAAGAACAAAGAAACGCCCAACTCGCTACAATGTTTGGAACCGATGCGGTCCGCGCGGCCAATATCGTTTTAGCCGGGGGCGTTGAGCAATACGACGCCATGGCCGCGGCCGTAGGCGAAACGGGCGCCGCTAACGACATGTTGGCCAACCAATCCAAGGGCCTAGCCGGTGCGTTCGACAACTTGAAATCCGTTATGGAAACCGTCGTTATTAGCATGGTCGAAACGTTTGGCCCTGCACTTGGACAACTAATCCGCCAATTTACCGATTTTTTGGGAACCCTAAAGCCCGTGTTCGATGTATTGGCCGGCCTTGCCAAATGGTTTCTTAACCTTGCCGCGAATTCGGCGATTTTTAGAACCGCCATCGCGGCCCTAGTTATCGGTTTCCTAGCCTACAAAGCCGTAATGATTGCCCTAGCCTTGCCTACCCAAATAATGACCGCCGCCCAACTTGCGCTAAACGTTGCGATGGCACTAAACCCGGTCGGCCTAGTTGTTGCCGCCATCGTGTTACTTATCGCCGCGTTGGTTGCCGCCTACAAGAAGTTTGAGCCGTTCCGGAACTTGGTTAAGGATGTTTGGGCATGGATTAAGAAAGCGGCCGAAGCAATCGGCGGATGGCGAAACGCGTTTTTATCCCTACTTGGACCAATCGGAATGATTACCGCCGCCATGGACCGAGTCCGGGACAAATGGAATTCCATAAAAGGGTTCATCGACAAACTTAACCCGTTTCGTTCGGGCGGTCGTTCCGTAGCAACTTACACAATTAGCCCAATGTCATCAGATACCCGCGCCCGCGACGAAACATCCGGGGTCCCTATGGGTTCCAGTAGCGCCGGCATTAACTTAAACGAGGAAACCCTAGCCCGGGCAATCTCGAATATTTTGGTTCGTTCCGATTACCGTAACGGAAACGGAATCGCGTTCGCATGATTACCCGAATCGTCGTCCGTGGAAATAACGTCGACCTAGCCAACGTCGACTATTCGGTAAGAATCACCCACGGCCGTTCCGACATTACCGACGGCCCAACCGCATCGACCGCGGCGATGGTTGTTCATTCGACGGCCGTAACGTTGCCGCGTTTATTTGTTGGCGACTTACTAGAAATTTACAATGACGGCGAATTGAGATTTACCGGACGAATTACAGACGTCGCACTTTCACACATGGGAAAAGGGTTCGGCCAGATTAAGGGAACCGCCGTCGGAAACGTTGCACGACTTGGAACCAAAATTATTGGCGACAGTCCATGGGACGTCGAAACGTCCGGCGACCGAGTTAAAACCATTTTGGATTTAACGGACCACACCTACACAATCAACGGCGGGCAATCCACGCGACAGGCGGCCCAGGATGTTGACTCGCGAAAGGCCCTAGAACTAATCGCGGCCGTAGCCAACGACGCGGGCGCGGCCATTGTCGACTTACCCGACGGACGAATTTTGGTCGATTTCCTAGACGAACGCGGAACCGGAAAAACACCGGTAGTCCTACCATCGACCCATGTTGTTTGGGAACCAACTTGGAACGCGGTTAGTAGCCAAATCGTTAACGCCGCATCGGTAACAATTCCAACGCCAGAAAATCCAACCCACCCAATTAAATTCGTTTACCGCGACGATGAGTCAATAGCAGAATTCGGCCGCCGCCATGTTGTCGTTTCCACCGGCCTAGCCGACGTCGAGTCCGCGGAAGTACGCGCCCGGGCAATCGTGCAACGTCAACGCAACCCATTTTGGAAACTTGCCGGCGTCGAAGTGTTGTTAGAACTACTAGAACCGGAACTACGTTCACAAGTAACCGGCCTAGTTTGTGGCGATAAAATCACCCTTAACGAATTACCAACCCCGGCGCCAGCGACTACCGTAACCGGAACAGTAGAGGGATGGTCCCACGACTACACACCAAACCGCGAAACCCTAACCATGGCGTTAACCGTGGAAGTCGAAAACGACGCACCGGCCCGCCCGGGCGTTGAGAATCTACGAATTACGCTAGACCCTGCCCCATCCATCGAACCATTTTTACGTTGGGACCCACCATTGGACCCACCGGCCGAAGTTGCTAGTTACGTCGGAACCTACGACCAAAAATATTTTACCAATGGCGAATACGACGAATACGGAACATACGACCACGGCGGCGCCGGCGATTTTAACCCGGAATTTTTGGCCGATAGAAAAGTAATATTAGCCGGCGCGATTTCTTATCCCCAAATGTATTCGGTTTACACAATAACGCCGGTTTATGTCGATGGAACCCGCGGCGAAACTAAAACCGTGGTTTACCCGCCGCCAAATTCAAACGAATACAAACTTTCGTGGACGGACCAGAACTTAACCGTTACATGGGACGGCGACTACCCATATTGGAAAATCTCACCCGGCGGCGCCGGCGTGGGGTCGACCCCGACTAGTCACACATCATCGACACCGGGAACGCAAGTGTTCGCAATAACCGGCAACGGAACGGCCAACGTCCGAATAGACGACGGTTCCCGAGTCCGAACGAATCACTACTTACCAACCCTTGTAGCCGGGTCCAGCGGTTCAACCGATAACACGTTGCGAATAGTAAACCGCGACACCGCCGACGAAATAGGAATAGAACCGACCGGCGGCGTAGCGCCCTACCGAATCGAAACCGGATTTACCGGCGATTTTGAAAGATTCATTCCCCAATATGGTTTCGTCCGTTGGTATCGAGATTTCGAGGGAACGTTTACCGCAAAAGTCACCGACGCAGTAGGAACGCAAGTAGTAAGGACATACACAATATGAAACCCGTAAACGCCGCAATAGGAACGCCCTACGGCCGGAAATGTTGTCAGGGCGGCCCCCACTATTGGTCCGACCACATCCATAAGGGCGTGGACATTCCAGCGCCAACCGGAACGCAAGTTGTAGCCGCAATCGGTGGAACCGTAACCGACAAAAATTGGGGTTCCAGTTTCGGAACGCATGTAGTAATCGACCAAGACGCCCACGAAGTTAATGGAACCCGCATCGCCGGCGGTTGGGCCGTTTATGCCCATATGTCGTCTAAGTCGGTATCCGTGGGACAACGCGTGGAAATGGGGCAGGAAATCGGCAAGGTAGGTTCGTCCGGTAATGCCACCGGTTCACACTTGCACTACGAAACCCACACCGGGTCCACTTGGTCGACGTCGTATTTTAACCCCCAACCATTTTTGGATTACCAAGGAACGTCCACCCCAGCACCTACCCCGCCGCCGTCCGATGGTGGTTCAACGTCCGGATGGTCCGGCGGCCATTGTTTATGGGTTAACGAAAACCCGGAACAAACGGTTCACGATGCCAACACATGGCAAACCGTGAGATTCGACGGAAAAACCGAAATGGCAATTCCGGCAGAATACGACGGAAAAACAATCGCCGTCCAAGCGCATATACATTTCGATTGGGAATCCAATAAGCCGACCTACGTTAGCGCGCAACTATCCCGGGCCGGCGACACAACCCGAACCGATACCCGTTCCACCTATGGAATGTCCGGCAAAAGTTCGATAGAAATTCCACTAATCGGAATAAAGATTGCCGATAAGGATAAGCCGTGGTCCGTTCGCATTAAGTCCGACCGCGCAGGAATGAAAATTTCATACGCCCAACTAGACATAAAGGTAATCTAATGACCCCGGAAATGTTAACTATCGCCGCCAACCTAACCGCCGGGGCGTTCGCCCTGATTGTTTTAACGTGGGTTATTGGACGCCTAATTGGCTTAATCCAATACGCATGGAAAGCACCGGAACCAACATCGCAACCGGCGGAATTATCCGAACCGGTCGAATTTGGCCACGACGGCCGCGACTACTAGACACGCCGAAAAAAAATTCGCAGAAATGCGAAAACGGGTCCCCCGTGTGTGTTAATTTATTACCACAATCGAAATATGGGGTTTATCCGAATAATATTCGTTATGTTAACCCGCTTATTTGATACATTATGTCAAGTCAAGCGGCCAGCGGTGCAAGAACGCAACGCCAGACAAAAACGGATATTTCGGATGTTTTTTACCCCCTATTTCGGGCAAAACGGACATTTAGTCCAGAAAACGGGGTAATAAATGAACGACAATTATTCAAATGTTGGCCTAACCGCGACATTCACACCAGCGACCACCGCATTTCGCGGCCGGGCGCGATTTCATGTCATAGATAACGCCATCGAGGGCAACCCGGGCGACGTAATCGTTTCCATGAAAACCGCCGATGGTTCCGACCTTGTAGTAAGAATCCCGGGCCGTGAAACCGAATTATGGGCGCGTTACTTAAACGACGCCGTAGAAATCTACGCCGAAAACCGCGAATGGTTATCGGCCGCCGTGACCGTTTCGGTCGCTTAACCACCCACAAGCCGGGCGGCCCATTCTTGGACGGGTCCGATTGCGTCCCCGTAGGTCGTTGACCCGTGGGCCGCCCACCTCAAACCCTCACCATTAAGGAAATAAAAACATGTCCTACGAATTAGAAAATTATGTAGATGTAAAAACAAGAATTGGCCTATTCTACGAACGTTGGCCCGACGGTTCGTTGGTATTTGAATACCGCGGCCAACTCGATTCGGCCCCGGAAATGATTTGGGGCATCGCCTACGCCTATCGAAATCCCGACGACCCACGCCCGGCAACCGGTACCGCGTCGGAACTTGCACAAGGTAAAACGGCATTTACTCGCGGTTCGGAACTTATGAACCTAGAAACGTCCGCCGTTGGTCGGGCCATTGGAAACCTAGGAATCGGAATCGAAGCCGGACTAGCCAGTAAACAAGAAATCCAGAATGCCAAAAACCGGCAGATTGAACCGGCCACCACTACCCCGCCACCGATTGCAGAACTAGACCCGTGGGGCCTACCTGCCGAACCGGCACCAATTCCAACCGATGGTCCATCGTGCGTCCATGGTCCAATGCGTCGTAAGACCGGACTAAAGAAAAACGGCGACCCATATTCGGGCCATGTCTGCCCCGTTGGTGGAACCGGTGAACGTTGCGCCGCGATTTGGGACCGCTAATGGAAAACGACAACACCCTATGGGGTTCCATCGAACGGAAACTACGCGCGGCCCATATTGCATCGCAAAACCTACCCGTCGTTTGTCCAACATGCGGCGAAACCCTATCCCCTAACGATTTGGGATACGACCCACAAACGAACACCCGCCTATGGACGACAAGTTGTTGCGGCAATAAGGCGTATTACGAGGAAAAAAACAATTTTGGAAAGGACTTTTAACATGAACCAACACGACGTCGAACACATTAAAAACGTGGCAATAAACGCGGTTAACCATTCAATGAATAACCCGATGTTGACCCTAGAGGATATCGCCGCGGTTATCGAAAAATGCCGTTACGAGGAATTCGGAAACGACATGGAAACCGGTTGGAATACGGGGTTAACCCTTGCCGCGTCCATCGTTCGGTTAGGCGGTTCCCATGTTGTCGACCATTAACGGAATTGACCTATTACTACTATTCGTCGGGATGTTAATTGGCTTAGCCATAGGCGTTCGCGTGGAAATGGCTTATCAGGAAACCAAACAACAACGACGCGACAAATTGCGCGACGAATGGTTGGAAACCGGAACGCCAATAGACGCCCAACTAGCCCACGAATGGGGCCGGGGTGTTGGACCTGCCTAAACGCCCGGAATGGATGGAATTAGGTTCGTGCGCCGCGTCGGCTTATCCCGACTTGTGGTATTCCGAGGGCCGCGACGAAATCCACCTAGCGAAAAAGATTTGTTACCGGTGCCATGTAATAACCGAATGCGCGTTGTACGCCATGACCCAAAAAGAAAATTTCGGGGTTTGGGGTGGACTAACACCAACGGAACGTAAAGGCCGCCGGAAATGACCGCCTACCCTATCCACCATCCACACCGTAACCACGAACAAATGGACGAACGTTGGGAATGGTCGGCCGCCGGGTTCCTTAAAAACCTACCGGACAAACACGCGAAAGCATGTCCCAGCGACATTGACGGATTTATGGAAATTAACAACAACTACCTAGTAATCGAAACCAAGTATTGGGACGGAATGAATGTCCGGCCCGCACCCTATGGACAACGTTTGGCGCTTAACCGCCTAGCGAGTGAGGAACGTTTTAACGTGATTTACATTTACGGCCCGAAAGACAACCCACTATGGGTCGAATCATTAAAAACCCACTTGGAATGGGATTTAAGGCCCTACGACGTATCGGCCCGGGTCGAATTCGTCGCCGACTTACTAGCAGATTGGGCCAACCATGCCGCGAAAAATTGAAACCAGCGAATGGGACGCCGGTTGGTGTAATGCCCTAATGATTCTAGACAACTTGGTAAGGGACCACATAAAGGAAAACGCGACCACCAAGCAACTACGGCAACTAATCGAACAACTAATAAGCGAAGCGAGGACCGACAATGTTTAGCCCACGAAAGACACCCGGCGAATATGTCCCGTTGCATGTCTTAACGTTCAAAGATTCCAAAATAATTGCGGCCGGTGAAGCGGCGGCTTATTTGTGGGTGTTATTGCTTATTGAGTTAAAGACACTACGAACCGACGGCGTAATAACACTTAACCAAATTCGGCGAATGGCACTAGGCCACGAAATCATGGATTACGAACGACGACTAAATAAACTAATCGAAGTCCGGCTAATTGTTGAAATGGTCCATCCGGAAATCACCGAAACGACCTTTACGGCCCCATCGTGGACACGGTGGAACCTAACCGAGGACGAACGGGCCGACGTACTAGAGATTAAGCGCGAAAACGACCGCGAACGCGCTAAGCAATACCGGGCGCGAAAAAAAATGGAATTCCAAATTTTAGAAAATGAATTGAATAACGATGAAGATAAGGTAAGTAAAGATAAGAGACGTCACGTGACGTCACGTTATGACGAAAGCGTGACGAATTCCGAGGTTATCCACAAAAAAACTGTGGATAAGTGCCAACATGGACACGACGACGCCAATAAGTGCGCGTTATGCCGCCAAAAGGTGGCGAAATTCTAATGGCTAAAAACAACGAACTATCGAAACAATCTTGGAACAAACTACGAACAACACGAATCCAGATGGCTAGAAGCATCGACGAACCTTGCGGCCTATGCCATGCGCCTATCGACTACACGCTAAGCGGCAGGAATTCACTTGGACCAGCGGTGGACCACATAAACCCAAGGCACCTAGGCGGACAAACCATAGTCCCACTAGAGGAACTAAGACCAGTCCATAACCGTTGCAACGCCAAGCGCGGAAACCAAATGCGCGCTAAGGCCCCTAAAACGGACGCTAAGGCCCGAACGGGTCCGAGTGGCCAAAAACACGGAAAAACCAAAAACGAGGGCGAGAGGGCGTTTTTTTTGGCACCATCCGACACCCCTAGCCCCGGATATCGGACAAACCCCGTCGAAATTGGCGGTTATGTAGACGAAACCGGATTGGTTGAGAATTCGCCGGCACTTTCGGCGGTTCCTTGGTTAAGTCAACTAGAACCGGTTGGCGGGACATTCGTTTGGCCGCGTGTTATGACTAGCCCGCACCCTAGGGCCGTTGGTTCACTTGGACCGGACGCGATTACATGGATTGAGAATCGCAGGGCCGGCGATATCTACGTTCCTAAGTCACAAAAGACACTTAGGCCGTGGCAAAAACTCGTAATTCTTAGGGCCTTGGAAATCGACGAATCGGGCCGGTTTGTTTGGCAATCGGTTATCGTTTCCACCCGGCGCCAGTCCGGAAAGTCGACGTTACTTGC